ATTACAAATAATTATTTGCATTTAATGCTTGACTTTTGAATGGTGAAGTAATAAGATAAATGCGAAAAGAGTTGTAACTCGGATCGCATTTATCTTTTTTTATATAAAAACAACGATAATGCGTTGGAGTTTAACTCTGACGCATTATTTTTTTACCCAAAATGAGGAGGTGAGAAGGTGAGGGTAAGACAGAGAAAGACTTATAAGCGTCTAACATACGAGGATAGACAAAAGATTGAAACTCTGTACAAAGAAGGCAAGACGATAGACGAGATGGCGCTTTTAATGGGGGTTCACTCAACGACCATGTACAGAGAAATAGCAAGAGGCGGAGAGCCATACAGTGCGGACAAGGCACAGCAGGCAATCTAAGTTGGAGGCTATATGGAAACACTGGATATTAAAATAGCAATTCAGATAGCAAAGATACTGGCAGTAGCACCTAATGAAAGAATACCTATGATACTTGATGTTTTCAGCAAGGCAGAGGTAGACATTAACGGACTTGAAGAACTGTCAGAATGGGTAGCTCTGAATAGGCAGGCTGCATTAATAGATACAAGTGTATTTGTAGCAGAATTGATTAAAGACAGAGATCTAATCGGAAATGAGTACAGGATACCTACTGCCGAGTTTAACCTTTACTGCAATAAAAAAGGAGTAAGTGCAAGGTATGCCAGAAGACATCTGTACGAGAGCGGTTGGCTCAGGAGCGGTACTGATAACGGTAAAACCAACTATACCTTAACCGTCACTGATCCGGATACAAAGAAACAAATAAGGTGCGTATGCATCATACCAAAAACTGAATAAGCAATGAACTGGGAAGCTTCGTCCAGTATAAAAACGATGGTAGGAGTGAGCCGATGCAATAAATCACTTCGGCAGCAGGACATAAGCCTGTATGGACGGTTGTCGTAATTGGGGTAGGGAACGCAGACCCAAGTAAAATAAAGACGGTTCGGGGGCATACAACACGCAGAGAGAGAACACCGACAGCCCGGATGCGTGGGGGCAAGCAAACATCGGTGGCGGAGAATGAAAAAGACCGCACTGCAGGCAACTAGTACAGCTACCCCAAAGAAAAACTCAGGGAGCATGACACAAGAACAGTTACTCTTCAACTACTTTGGAGAAACTGTTCCATGCCAGACCCAAGAAGCCTAGAGAGCATAATAAAAAGTCGGCAGGAGTCAAGCAGTTTCTGAATGATAGTAGAGGCTAAGTTATAAGTAAATGTATAAGGAGGAGTAAAGTGAGTATAAGAATCCTAGAGAAAAGAGAAGTAGAACAGAATAGTTTTTATAACAGTGAAAAGACAAATGATGGAGGAGGATATCATCAACCATATAGAGAAACATTCTTTGAGTATGAAGGAGAGACATATAGGTTTGTGTTGGACAGTTCAAGTTGTGGTGATTTCGGACTCAGATATACAAAGACATTATATAAACATGATGAGGTGTTAGCGAAGTCCAACATTAATGAAGTAGATTCACCGGAGGTATGGGATGGAGGATTCAGTCATAAAAATCAACTGCATGTAGAACTTCTTGAAATGGGTTTCCTTAAGCTTAGAGACTTTATGGATGATGGGGAGTAGTTTGAGCATAAGAAATAATAGGTACTCAATGTGAATAAATAAGTGTGTGAAATATTTAAGGGAGGTAGAGATGCTAACATTAAGGAAACAGAAAGATGAAAAAGATAAAACATGGATGTTAAGAAAGCCGATAAAAAAGTCTAATTCAACAAATAGGCTGATAGATCAGATGATGTGGTTTGCTTTTATATGTGCAGGAATAATGTGTATTGGTCTAAATGCTATTGTCCTGAGTATGCTAGTACGCTTAATTTTAAGGTTTATATAAACAAGAGTAGCATGTATTGGAGCATATATTATTATCTTGGCTATACCAATACGCTGAAATATGATTTTAGGAGATAAAGAATTTTGAAGATGGCATTAAAGAATGGAGAAATCCTGATAAAAGAAGCTGACAGCGTACAGTTTCAGATTATTAAGAGCTGGGGCAAGATGAAGTGGAGCAGGCAGTCCCAAATGCTGACAGGAGCAGCTGATATTGAACTACTTAATAAGCTGGCAGAGATTGTGCTACTCCCAAAAGACATTGAAGCAGAGCGTGTGAAACTTAATAGGATAATGGCAGCAGTGGATAAAGAAAGACTCAATCCCAATCCTGGTCCACTAATAGAACCACCGATTAAGGTAAAGCCGTTTTTGCATCAAGTAAGAGGATACAACATGGCTCTGATGACACTTGGACTTGTTGAACCATTGGAGGATGATAAAGATGGTAAGAAACTATGAGAAAACAGTAAATCAACTTGAAGAATTAAAAATACATTGTCAAGCAATGACAGAAATAGAGTTTGCAGGGGAAATATGGAGTGAAGATATAAAGGCACTTGATGAAGCCATAGCTATCATTAAAGAATTAAAGAATGTCAAAGAGCAGCAGAGCCGGTAGCGGAAAGTGAGTAGTATGGAATGACACATATAAAGGAAAAAGATATCATTCCACTTCTTGATATTGTAAAAAGTGAATATACAAAAAGAATAGTGGAAGAAAGTCCACAAACAATCAAGCAGGATGAAAAAATAGAGGAAGCACTTACGCAAGCTATGGATATCATATCGGACTATGAACAAGTAATATCACAAAATAATTATCTTATCAGAAAATATGAAGTGGCATGTAAACCTGTAAGGAGGGCAGCAGGATTATACACATGCCCCGAGTGTGGAAAAATAGCAGACATGGAGAGTATATACTGCCACTACTGTGGAAAAAAGTTGTTGTGGATTTGGAATAAGGCTGAAAAGAGAGCGGCTAAAAAGAAAGGTTGTAAAAAATGGAAACGGAATTAAGATTGGGTTCTTTATTTAGTGGCAGCGGAGGGTTTGAACTTGCAGGAGTAATGGCAGGTATGAAACCTGTATGGTCAAGCGAAATAGAACCGTTTCCAATACTTGTTACAACTACACACTTTCCAGATATGGAACACTTTGGAGATATCAAGAAAATGGATGGCAGGTTAATTCCCAAAGTGGACATTATAACGGGTGGCTCACCTTGTCAGGATATGAGCATAGTAGGCAAGCGCATAGGATTAGAGGGCTCACGAAGTAATCTATTCAGAGAACAGATAAGAATAGTAAAGGAGATGAGAGAAAGTGACAAGGCAAATGAAAGAACAGGAAAAGAAGTCAGACCACGATTCATGGTCTGGGAAAATGTCCCCGGAGCATTTTCAAGTAACAAGGGAGAAGACTTCAGGTGCGTCCTTGAAGAAATCTGCAGAGTCGCAGATGCAGAAGTTTCTATTCCTAGACCTCCGAAAAACAAGTGGGAAAAGAGTGGAACAATCATGGCAGATGGCTACTCCGTGGCATGGAGAACACTTGATGCACAATACTGGGGAGTGCCCCAACGAAGAAAAAGGATCTACCTTGTCGCAGATTTTGGAGGTGTCACCGCACCCGAAATACTGTTTGAGCAAGACAGCCTGCGAAGGAATTCTTGTAAGAGCAGAGAGGAAAAAGAAGAAGCTTCCAGAAATTTTAGAGAAAGCATTGAAAAATCAGATGAATGTCAATTTATAGTTATAGAAAATCATCCAGCGGACAGCAGAGTAGATATATGTAAAGATGGCAAAGTTCAAACTCTTACCGCCAGGATGGGCACCGGAGGAGGAAATGTTCCTATTCTTCTTGAAGAGATAAAAGCATTCCATATCACACAAGACCCAATAAGTATGAAGATTTCGCCTTGTTTGACGCAAGGGAATTCAAATACAGGGCAAGCAACCATAGGAGTTGTAATCCCGGTAATGGATAAAGCTTCAAGATACAAGAGCCAAAAAACAGCAAACGGCTTTGTAGTAGGAGATGAAGATGATCCTGCTTATACCTTGACTACAGCTGATAGGCATTCAATTGCTTATTCAATTGACAAAGCAGCATTTAATCAGGGTATAAATGCGAAGTACAACATAGGCATTGCAGAAGATATTGCACAAACAATAGTTGCAAATGGACCTGGTGCAGTCTCACATAAGACATATGCTATGCAGGGCTTTGGAGAATACAAGCCTTCGGGTAAGGTCTCATCAATCAAGCAAAGAGGCTTTAAGGATGCTACAGATTTAGTTGTGGCATTTGAACCTGGAACAGTTTCCAGAGTGGGTGGACATTATTATGAAAATGGGAAGACAGGTACGCTCAGAGCAAGGCCGGGCGACAATCAGCAGGCGATTATAAATGAGTACATAGTACGCAGGCTGACACCAACAGAATGCGGAAGGCTACAGGGATTCCCTGATGGGTGGGCAGATAACTTGTCAATTATCAATCCAACAGAGGATGAAATAATTTATTGGAAAAGTGTATTCAAAGGACATGCAGAAACACTTGGAATAGCAAGAAAAGACAAAACAGAAAATCAAATAAAAAAATGGTTGAGCAATCCTGAAAGCGATTCAGCAAAATATAAAATGTGGGGAAATGGAATAGCTTTGCCGTGTGCTGAATTTGTGATGCAAGGAATTGCAAATGAACTACAAAGGGGAAATATGAAACAAATAAAAATAAATGTTCCAGATGAGACCCAATTGCTTCATCTATTAGCGGTGATAGATAAGGGTAAAGAAATCCACTATGAGACAAAGTTCTGTGATTTAAGAGATGGTAATACAGAATACTCTCTTAACTCCAATGATGAAAAAAAGTAGGAGAAGGAAAAGGAAATGTTTGAGAAAATATTTGAAAAATACAATCAAATTATATTTTTTGACACAGAAACAACAGGCTTTAATCCTGAAAAACTAGATCAAATAATAGAGCTGTCTGCTATAAGTATTGATAAAAGTGGTAGACAGCAGGAGATGGATGAATTTATAAAGCTTTTCAGAGTACAAGAGCTACCACAAAAAATAACAGAATTAACTGGAATTTCAGGTGATATTCTTTCAGCTCAAGGAAAAGATGAGTTAGAAGTATTAAATAAATTTATAGACATGATACAGGGTAATGACAAAACGCTTTTAATAGCACATAACGCCCAGTTTGACCTTAAATTTATAGCATACGCAATTCATAGAAATGTGGAGCATAGAAAAGGCTGGATGCAGGTATTTAATGATTGCGACTATCTTGACACCTTAACAGTATACAAAGATCGCAGGCAATATCCGCACAGATTAGAGTCAGCAATAGTACAGTATCACCTGATTAATAAAGTTAAAAATAGCCATAGGGCGATAGATGATTGCAGGGCACTTATTGAAGTGACAAGGTGCATGTATGAAGAAAAAGAAGACTTGGATAGATATGTAAATCTATTCGGATTTAATTCAAAGTACGGTCCTGATGAAAAGCAACTGAAAAAAGTGGTATATATGAGCCAAAGCATGGATGCTTACTTGGGCAAACCATTATATGAAACTATAAAAAAGGGAGTATAGATGGGCGTACAAAATAAAGGATTTGGTTTCCTATTCGAAATGGGATGTGGAAAAACACTCACTGCAATAGCCACGCTAGGGACAGCTTACAAGCTTGAAAAAATAGAAAAAGTTCTGATCATAGCACCCACATCAGTATGTAGCGTGTGGCCTAAAGAGTTTGACGATTATGCAGACTTTAAAACAATAGTAAAAGTCCTTCTAGGAGATAAGGATAAAAGAATCAGAGCTCTCTCTGACCTAGATAACTTCCCTTTTAAAGCGTTAAAGGTGGCAGTCATTAACTATGAGAGTACGTGGAGAGAAGATATATTTGAAGCTTTATATAAATGGAATGCCGACATGATTATATGCGACGAAAGTCAGAGAATAAAGACTCATGATGCTGAACAATCTAAAGCCATACACAAGCTTGGCGATCAGGCGAGATACAAACTTATTCTTTCAGGAACTCCGGTGCAAAATAATGCTATTGATTTGTACAGCCAGTACAGGTTCTTAGATCCGACAATATTTGGTACGAACTTCTATCAATTTAGAAATAGGTATGCAATTATGGGTGGCTTTAACAGGCATCAGATAGTTGGATATAGAGACCTTGACCAGCTGATACAAAAGGAACACTCAATAGCATATCGAGTAACTAAGGAGGAGGCTTTGGATTTGCCAGAGCAAACATTCCTTGAGAGAAGAATAACTTTGACTCCAAAAGAGAAAAATATCTATAGCAAGATAAAGCGTGAGAGTTTCGCAGAGCTGGATGGCGGTGGAAAAGTTACAGTTACAACTGTACTCACTAAACTTCTCAGGCTTCAACAACTTACAGGCGGTTTTTTGGTAGCAGACGGTTCTGAAAAGGCAGAGCTTGTAAGTAAAGGAAAGCTTAATGCTTTAGAAGAGATTATAGATGATTATGTAGTAGATGCAGGAAAGAAGCTTGTGATTTTCGCAAGGTTTAGACCTGAGATTGGTTTGATTGGTCAAATGCTTGCAAAGAAAAAAATCAAATATGGATCCATATATGGAGATGTAAAACTGGAAGATAGAGGCGGTATAGTAAAAGATTTTCAGACAAACGCAGATACAAAGGTATTCCTTGCACAGATTGATACTGCAGGTCTTGGCATCACGCTAACTGCAGCAGACACATGTGTATACTATTCTGTCAATTTTAACTATGCAGCATACTCACAAAGCCTTGCCAGAATTCACCGTATTGGGCAGAAGAATATCTGCACATACATTCATCTAATCACAGAGGGAACGGTGGATGAAACAATACTGAAAGCGTTGGAAAAGAAAGAGGACTTGGCAAAGACTATAGTTGATGAGTGGAGAAATTATTTTTAAAGGAGAAGAATATGAAAATAGAAATAACATTGGATGATAAGGTAAGAGCCTATAAGGATCTTCTCGACAAAAAAGATGAACTTGCAGAACTGACTAAAGCAAATAATAAGGAATTAGAGGAGTTGGAACATGAAATTGCACAGCAGATGGTAGATGAAGAAAAACCTGATACTACAGTAGACGGTTTCAAATACAGCCTTCAGGAAAAGACCATTTATTCAAAAATAGGAGAAGATAAGCTTATGGAAAAAGGCTTAGACTTCTTCGAAGTTCTTCGTGAGGAGGGATTCGGGGATCTCATTGTGGAAAGAGTAGACACAAGAACATTAAACTCTGCGATGAATAATCTTGTGGAGGAAATAGGAAAGCTTCCAGAAGGGCTTGCGGAATGTCTGAATGTATACTCACAACTGAAGGTATCAAAACATAAAGCAAATACAAAGGCACTAAGCAGAGCAAAGAAAGCACAGAAAGCACAGGAGGAATAATGATGGAAGGTGTGAGAACGCTTGAGTGGAATGATGATTTAAAAGAGAACATGCAGGAGGCTTCAAAAATTACACTTGAACAGTTAAAGGAACAGGCAGAGCTAAGTGAAGTCAGAAACAGGCATGAGGGTTATGGCATATCCGCCGAGAGCTATGTTAGCATTCAGAAAGCGATGAAGAATGTGAAAACAGATATGGGCGACTTTCTAAAGCTTTTGCCTGCTACAGAGCAAAATGCCCTTAACTGTATCAGCTCTCTTTATAACTCAGCACTGGATGTCAGCGTGGAAGCGGTGAAACTTGCTGCACAATGTCAAAGAATATTGGCAGATTTATACGATAAAGAAAGAATACTGACTCCTATTGAAGAGGCTATAAAAGAGGCAGAAGACAGGTTTAAAGAATCTGAAGATTTCGAAGAAGTGGAGGAATAGAACCATGGCAAAAATCAATTTTACGATTACTAAAGCAAAAAAAGAGCAGATTTGTGTCAAGGTTTTAGTAAGTGGACCTTCAGGAAGCGGGAAGTCTTACTCAGCACTTAGGCTGGCAACAGGTATTGCCGGCAGAGTGGGTGAAGGTACAAAGATTGGCTATATAGGAACTGAAGGCATGAGAGATAAGCTCTATGCAAATGAATTCGACTACGACCTTATAAGCTTAGAAGAATACAGTCCAGATTATTACATTGCTGCTATAGATGCATTTTTAGACGCAGGATATAAAGTCATTATTATAGATTCCATGACGCATCTGTGGAACTGGGTGCAGGATCAAGTTCAACTTCAGACAAAAGGAGATAATACATTCCAGGCATGGGGAAAGTATAAAAAAGAGAATAAGAAGATTATTGAAAAAATTCTACTTGCACCGGCACATATCATAGTGACAGCAAGGGGCAAGGATGAGTATGTATTAGAAGCAAACAGCCGTGGCAAGATGGCTCCAAGAAAAGTAGGAGTTGGAGCACAACAGGATAAGGATATTGAGTATGAGTACATGGTCACTTGGATGATTGATCAGGATACTCACCTTGCAGAGGCTGTAAAAGACAATACGCATATTTTTGAGGGCAAAATTCAGGTTCTGGATGAAAAGTCCGGGGAAGCACTCTATGACTGGGCAAACGATGGAGACCCCGTGAAATCACCGGCACAGAGGGCAGAAGAGGTAAAAAAGATACAGGATGAAATCACAGAAAAGGCAACAGAACTTGGTGGTTCAAAGAATAAAGATATGATGAAGTGGTATAAGGATAAGTTCGGAGGAAATCATAAGAATAATAAAGACCTTGAGTTCTTAAAACAGGCTTTAAGCGAGATGGATCAATTCAAAGCAGTAGAGGAGCAAAAGGAGGAAAAGAGTGAATAAAGTAATACTTATAGGAAGATTTGTTCGTGATCCTGAAGTAAGGTACACATCAAATGATAAATGTTGTGCGACTTTCAATATAGCGGTGGACAGAAAGTATAAGCAGGAAGGACAGCCTGAAGCAGACTTCCCAAGAGTTATTACTTGGGGGAAGACTGCAGAATTCATTGAAAAATATTTCTGTAAAGGAATGAAGATTGGTATTGAAGGACGAATTCAGACCGGAAGTTATAAAAACAAAGACGGAAATACGGTTTATACTACAGATATTGTAGCAGATTCAGTAGAATTTGTAGAAAGTAAATCTGCAGCATCAAATGGTAATAATTCAAAGTCTGCAGAAAATAAACCTAAAATAGATGAGGACGGATGGATGAGTATACCTGATAATGTAGATGATGAAGGGTTGCCGTTTAATTAAGAAGAAACAGAGGATAAAGAAATGACATTATATGAAAATTCAAATAACCGTAATGAAAAAAAATATCTAGAGCTTGAAAAGCCAGTAACCCAAGAAACTCTAACATACTTTAATAATAATTTTGGAGCATATTTTGAAGGTAGATGCGGAAACAAGAACGAGAAAATAATACAACTTGAAGAGGTGGCAGATTCAATCGGACACACTCCAATATATGAAACACTATGTAAAGAAAATGAACTGTCTCCATGGACATATGCAGGACAATGTGTGCGTGGAGAGTCAATCAATAAAAATCCTTTGCTTATGCCTATTGTTTATGTGTGTTCCAGATATAGAGCTGATACAAGAAGGCAGCTAAGAGCAAATATTGAAATGGCAAAGTATATATGCTCAGTTATAGCTAAAGAAGGAGGCATCCCGATAGCACCACACTTGTATTTTACAAGATTCCTTGATGACAGTATTGAAGAAGAAAGATATTACGGAATGACAGCCGGAAAACGATTAATGAATTACTGTAAGACCTTTTATGTGGTAACAATAGATAATTACATAAGCGAGGGAATGAAAGAAGAAATTAAGTACATGACAGAGGAGCTTCACTTAAAGGGAGAACTCGTTAATTTCACAAAAGATGAGGCGGTAAAAATACTAAAAAACAGAATGGAGAGGTAATATGAGGGCAGACGATATCAACTTGGATCAACTGGTTGATTATAAAACTGAATACTGCTCTATCATAAAGCAAACAAAAATAAGCGGAGATAATCTGACAGGACTGTGCCCTTTTCATGATGATAGGAACAACTCATTCTCTGTAGACCTAAAGACAGGAAGGTGGAAGTGCCATGCTGAAGACAGAGGCGGTAATTTCACATCTTTTTATGCAGAAATAAACCAAATGGATACGAAAGAAGCATACAAAGAAATACTTAAAAAATATGACGCTTACGAGGATAAAGAAGCAGAGGAAAAAAGAAAAGATACCATGCAACTATCTACCTACACGGTATCACAATATTCCTTTGAAAAACACCTTCCTGAAGAATGGCTTACTAAGCAGTGCGGGTTGCAGACAAAGAAAGACAAAAACGGAGTACCGTACCTTTACATACCGTACTTTAATGAAACAGGAAGAGAAGTAACCTACAGAAAAAGGTATGCAAATAAACAGTTCAGATGGAAGTACGGTGCCGGAAAAGATATATGTTTATATGGTGCATGGAAGATGGAAGCCATACGAAGTGCAGGGTACGCTGTACTTGTTGAAGGAGAATCTGACAGTCAAAGTATGTGGCACATGGGAATAAGCACACTGGGTATTCCCGGAGCCTCAATGATGAGAACTGAGTGGGCGGATATTCTTCAAGACTTGAAACTTTATATTCATGTGGAACCGGATAAAGGTGGTGAAACATTCCTTGAAAAGGTTACGAAGGCTCTTAAGGAAGGAAACTTCATAGGAGAGGTTTACAAATGGAGTTGCAAAAACCTTGGTTGCAAAGACCCTTCAGACGTACTTATTAAGTTCGGAAAAGAAGAGGCAGGTGAAAAAATCAAAAAGGCAATCTTCAATGCAACTATAGTAGATGTAGAAGAGGAGGTGCTGCCGGAGGCAATTCAGGGAGCACCCGTAGCCTTAAGACAACCTGAAGGTTGGTTATATTCAGAAAAAGGTATCAGCATGATAGATGAAAAGAAATACTCCCCTGTTACAGTCTGCAGAACACCTATAATTCTTACGAGAAGACTTCGGTCAATGGAAACCGGAGAAGAAAAAATGGAGGTGGCATTTAAAAGAGACGGACAGTGGCATAAAGCAATCTATCCGAGAAGTACCGTATTTACAGCAAGAGGTATAACTGCATTAGCAGATCTTGGATGTACCGTAACAAGTGAAAATGCAAAGTATGTGGTCAAGTTTTTGGCAGCACTTGAATCTGAAAACATAGATATCATTAAGAGAGCAGACTCAACAAGTACCTTCGGATGGCAGACTGAGAAAAGATTTATACCCGGGTATGACAAGGATATCGTGCTTGATATAGATCCTTCCCAAAGACCAATGGCTTCGGCATACTGCATGAGTGGCACGATGAAGGGGTGGCTTGATATGATAAGACCGCACAGGACAAGAGATAAGTTCCGTTTTATTATGGCTGCAGGGTTTACAGCTCCACTGCTAAGAATAATAAAACAAAGAATATTTTTTGTTTACAACTGGGGTGGCAGTAAGGGTGGAAAGACTGCTGCCCTAAAAGCGGCATTATCCGCCTGGGGTGACCCTGAAAGGCTTATGGTAAACTTTAATGCCACACAGGTAGGACTGGAAAGAACAGCAAGTTTTTATTGTGATTTGCCACTGGGTATTGATGAAAGACAGCTTGCAGGAAATAATCAGAACAGTCTTGAAAAGATTGTCTACTTGATTGCAAGCGGTACCGGTAAAATTAGAGGAGCAAAGTCCGGTGGAATCCAGGCAATGCAGACATGGAGAACAGTAGCACTTGCGACCGGAGAAGAACCACTATCAACTGAAACATCTCAAACAGGTGTAAGCACTCGTGTACTTGAGATATACGGAGGTCCTTTTGATGATGAAAGGGAAGCTTCAATAATGCATCAACAATCAGCACTCAACCATGGGTGGGCAGGCCCTATATTTATAGGAATGCTGCTCAACACAGACGAAAGAAGCATTATACAAAAGTATGATGAAATGATGCAGTTTGTATACAAGATAAGTAAAGGAAAAAGCGGCTCACATATAGCAGGTATAGCTGCCGTAGCTCTTACTGATGCGATTATAGATACATGGTTGTTTGAAAAAGAGGACATGCTTGCAAAATATGAGGCAGGAGAGCTTAATACAGATGAAGCACAAACCAATCCAGAAGAATTGAAAATATCCGTGGAGTCTTGGGAAAGAGCAAAGGAAATGGCTCGAAATATTCTTCAAGAGCAAATGAATGCAGATGTAGGAGATGTTAATGAGAATGCCACACAATACATCGTGGACTGGATACTTTCAAACAAAGACAGCTTCGGAGAAAAAGCATACGGAACTTGTCTTGGGATGATACAGAATAAAAACATATACATATTCCCGTCAATGCTTACGCAGGCATTGACAAAGGCAGGTTACTCCTCAAGAAAAACAATGAAATACCTTGCAGACCGAGGACTTATAGGAGTGACAGTACAAAAGGACGGAAGTACGAAAAACTCCGTAATAAAGTGGTTTGATAACAAACAATGCAGGTTTGTGGAATTTCACATGGGGGAATTGGTAAAGGAAAGTGATCCGCTAATCAGTGAAGAAGAGATAGCAAATCAGATGAATTTTACAGAGCAAGAAGAGTGGAGCAAAGTATCAGAAAAAGAAGCTGAAGAGTTGCCGTTTAACTGATATGTATAAGAATAAAAATATATCA